GGTGCATCACAATATAAGCAGCCCCCCTTGGTTGCTAAGCAAGAGACTTATATGTCTTATCGTTTCCAAACGGTTTCACCGCACGGCAATCAGACAAAGAGACGTGGGTAAGCGCCCATTCATTTCTCTAAGCCAGGCTGGCTACAGTACCAGATTGCTCATCCCGCTGCGTTGTTGAAAACGATAATAATCCTAACAACACAGCCGCCAGAGTTTAAACTCCAGCAACTGCGTTGTTCTCCAGGTGGTATCCAGTAGCCGTGTACTCGATGTGGAACTGCCCATAGGACGTAGATAAGGGTACACCTTCAGTGGCAACGATCCATCCACCATGCACCTCCAGGTCAACATCACCTCTTGAAGAGGGGAAAGTTGAGTTGGTGGCATAGCGTGCACGTCGCTTGCTCATGCTGGCTGGCAACTCCATCGACAACCAAACCGGTCCTTTGATCGAAATCGGTGAGGATTTCGCAAGGGCCAGAAGTTCTGCGGTGGTGTAGGTACCATTGTAAGCCTTGAGCAATAACTCAGGATTATCATAGTACCCCATGTGCACTATTCCAACAGTGGTTGTACCAACTGCAGGAGTGTAGTGCAAGGTTGCTCGAACCATACTGTACTCTTGGTAGTTGCGTAAGACTTGCCCTCCAGCATCATTGGATGCCGCATAGGACGTCGGCTGAAGCTGTAGCATAAAAGCGTCTTGCGCAGCACCCCCAGTAGCACTGAGAGCTTCGATGTAGCGACTAGTGATCAGAGCACCTGCCTCTGTCATGTAACCGATCTTGGACTTAGGGACAGGACCACGAACTCCGTTCAGGGCCCTGGATACCTTATTCATAGCTTTTCGTTGTTTCTTGTTAACCATTGTAGTGAATTGTAACTAAATTTGACTTCTGTATTCGTCATGGGAGGTAAAGAGTCATACACAATCTCTGGCCAGGATTGTTCAAGGGCTGCCTGGAGGTCTGGATTAATGTCAAACGCACGCCAAAACGACGCACGTGACTCCGCATTAACCACAGCCCCCTTAACACCCTTGGACATATACCCTAGCCCGGAATCGCGTATTCGCTCGTCCCCCCCATGCCGTTGGCCGGTGTTCCGAAGTGTTTTATAAAACGACTCCCACACTGGAACACCACGAGTTAGCTCAAGGCCACATGTACCAATAGCATCACGCCATGTGTCAAACGATTCTAGATCAGCCCAGCCTAGTAGTGACACGCAATCTTTGTCCATCGCGGTCCAAGGATTGCGCACCATACGATAGGCGGAGCCTACCCAAACGGGTTGAGCTTGGCAGAACTCGATCTTCTCAAATACGTCAACAACAGGTTCTCGCTTCAGCTTAAAGCCGAAGTCCGTGAAATAGTCCTCAATCTTTGCAAGTTTAGCAAGATCTCTTCTTTCACAAAACACAACACAGTCGTCACCATTATTTGAGAGACGGGCGTTCAGACCATTCTCCCTAAAATAATTTAACACAAGGCAAGACATTATCAGACAGTTCCCCATTCCGGTGTTGATGTCACCAGACATGCGACACCCATCAACTTCATAGCTGACAAGTGCAGAACCAACCCTACCAAACCCACGGTTATGCAACTGCCACTCCAGCAGCTTCCTGAGCTCCTTACTCCTGAAAACAGTGTTATAGACTGAATGCTCAAACTTCAACGCATCAACACTAACGTGCTGGTCGAAGCGTGACGCATCAAGGCCTATAGCAACTGGATCAGTAAAAGCATCCCAGTTAGCTCGAAGTGACGTAGCAACCCCGTCAGCATTACTTCCTTTCAAGATCACACAATAGCCAACCAAACGACTAAAGCCACGACATAACTCCTTTTCAAAAACCTTTAAGTATCGACCAACTTCAAGGTTATATCGAGGAGACCTCGGCTGGATCACCCGTGGTGCGGGATCACCCTTGGCTGAGAAGTTAATCTTCTCAGCCTTCACAAATGTGCTAACAAAGGCGTCACTCCTTTTAATTCCCCGGATTTTGAGGGAATCAAGAGCGCGTGCATAGACAGCCTGTTTGCGACCGCTGTACAAGCCGGGATATTCATCCCGGGGTACAACGGTGGTCGGGTGCAGGTGCTGCACGAGGTCGGCTTTAATACCTTCCAAACGCATAAACACATTCGCTTTGGGTTTTCTACAGGGGCGGAGAACCCCATCCTCAGAGACATATAATACACGCTCTGCCACTCCACGAATTAAATTATTTACAGATGAGTTGTGTACACCATAACGGACTCCAGCTCCAAAACCGTTTAGTATACGCACACTTCTCACATTACCCCCTTCGTCACTCCCAGTGGTGGTGATGCCTGGAACGCCAGTAGGGTAAGTTACTGACGTTTCCACACCGGGGATGACGATAGGGCCTCCTCAGGCCCTATTTCCTCCACGACGTCCCCACATCTGATAGAACGTCGTGTCCCGGACACCTGCAACAATTGCATCAGTTTCCGAGTTAAGGAAATAGGCTTCAACGGCAAGAGGGTATTGGCGGGATATGTGCGATGGACGCACACCCCGATTCTTCATAAACTTCCGAATCACTTCACCAACAACGATGCGGTTCGCCTTATTATCAGAAAGGAGTCCCACATCGCACCGGGCATGATCAACAGAGATTCGGATAAGGCGGGATCTGCCACACTTGGCTAAATCTGCACCTTCATCGTCTTCATCTTCTGTTTGATGTGCCCAAACCCACAATTGCCGAGCCAGCTTTTCCGACTTTGAGTTACCACGGAAAAACCAGGAGTATAGGAATGTGAGACCTATACCCAGCAAAATAACAACTAAGACCATACCAACGAGAGGACCGGTTGGTACTATGCCGCCGATAGCTTGTAAGCTCTGCCGCAACGGGTGTTCTTCACACACGGACATGAATGC